CCTACAAAGGTAGAACCTAGTGTAAGTACGGTCATAGCGCCCTTTAGTGGACTGGTCAAAACTCTCGACCAGACCTTAATGGTTAAATCACTAAAGGAGCTAGGACTATACTCGTCATATACTAAGAATAGCAGGTGCTCTCTTTTCTGAAGCGAGGCATCTGGGCCTAATACCATCATTGCTGGTATGGGAAGTATTAATGATGCATTAGCATTATTACACTCTCCATCCCAATTGTGATCGGTATTTTACAGCTTGTTATTTAGACTAAATATAGGTCTTATCCTATATCTAGTTCTAGTGATAACACTGTTTGGTCCCGTTTATTATCTTCTAGTATTTCTAGGAGTTATCAAGCCCTTTGTCAATGGTAGATTGTCTGTTGTTTATGACCAGGCTGGTAAAGCAAGGGTGATAGCAATCACCTCTTACTGAATCCAGACTTGTCTTAAACCCTTGCATCTCTTTCTCTTTAATAAATTGAAGGAGCTTGCAGGGAACGACGGTACTTTTGATCAATTAAAACCATTCAATGATCTCCTTGCTAGATGCAAGGGGAAGACATTTTATGGCTATGATCTTAGTGCCGCTACAGACCGTTTACCAATTGACTTACAGGTCCAAATTTTGGACCTTGTTGGGTTTAGATTACCCTGGAAAACACTATTGGACATAAATTGATATCCTAACTTCCAGTGTCAATTTGACACTGTTCGTTATTCTGTTGGGCAACCAATGGGAGCCTTATCTAGTTGGGCGATGCTAGCGATCACACATCATGTGATCGTTAAAGCCGCTGCAATTAGAAAGGGGATTATGAACTTTTCGGATTACTGTATTCTCGGTGATGACGTTGTTATTGCTAACGACGCCGTCGCAGAAGAATATAGAGCTCTTATGAGTTGTCTAGGTCTTGAGATTAATTTGCAGAAATCTGTTAATAGTAAAATATTTACGGAATTCGCAAAGAGACTTCAAGGTCCAAGCATAGACTTTTCACCTCTGGGTGCAGGACTTGTCCTGCAGACTCTAAGGTCGACTGCCTATTG